GTATATAGACGATTCTAGAATAGAAAATTCTTCTGTTATGATACAAGATATTCAATTCCGAGGATATACTATTACCCCACCAGAGTTGGTTTGCCCAGATGGGGAACTATTGTTCTCTGAGTCATTATCCAACGATGGTTCGGGTCTTTCCCCTATTTTGCCACCTAGTGAGATAGCGTCGTTAAGCCCTAACGATGATATTCTGTTTATGCATCAAGTGCCCAATCAGAAAAATCTCATACTATGGAGTGGTGGCGAATTGTGTTGGGTTCCCTATAGTGAGTTGCATCAAGTGGGTTCGAGGCGTTTGCTTTTAGGCGTTTCGGCAGCCGAAGTTAAGCAGGTGCTTGCCGTGGGTAATGTGTTGATGGTACTCAAGGGTTCAGGCATAGAGTACCTGCTTTGGTCAAATGAGGGCTATAAAGTATTGGGCAATCACTTGCCAGAAGTGCGGTTGAAGTTTGGACTGAAAGGGGAATGGGTTTACCGCAAGGTGTCTTTGAATCTTGCGCCCGAAGGGTTGAATCACTCAATGGCTGAGGCTGTAAAAATGGTGGCAGAAGAAGGAGTAGGCAAGGGACGGTTCATTTATCCCTTCTTTGTGCGCTATGCGCTTCGACTGTATGATGGCAGTTTGGTTCATCATTCCGCTCCTATTTTAATGCAGACGACTTCAGGGGTGATGCCTATTATCTCAGAAGACGGCAGTAGTATGGCTTGTTTAACGCATAGTTTGTGTTTGGTGTCTTCCACTGGTGTTGATGGGTTAGAGCGTTGGTCGGATATTGTAAAGAGTGTAGATGTTTTTGTTTCAAAGGGTGTGTATACCTTTGACCAAAATGGGCAAAAGTACAGCGATGTTCCTACTGGTGAAAAAAGCCTTGGCGAGACGACTTCTCTAATTCACGAGCTTTTGATTGATGCGAATCCAGTTTATTATACCCGAAGAGTGTCGCCTTATGCTAGTAAAGTAGGTAAGCAGTTGCCTACGTTTGATACAAAATATATTGGTGCTCAGCTCTCTCAAACATCGACTTACTACTATCTAGCATCGTTCTCCATTTCTGATCTGACGCAAACAGAGCGCGACATAGAAATTCCTAGGGGATATTTAGAGGCTTTGGTAAATAGGGAAACTCTTACAGATGATTATGATTCGCACGATGCTTTAGTTCCTTCTGTTGGCTTTGCTTTCAATTCAAGACTTAATCTTTCAAATCTGAAAAAGCGCATATTTCACGGCTTCGGTTGGGAGAGGGCTTTTGAAGCACTGGAGACAACAACCATCACGTCTCGTCGAGGCAATATGGAATTTTCTACTATTATTGGCGCAGTAGATAAAGTGTATGATATGCACATCGACTACTATATTCGTCAGGGTGGAAAGGAGTATGAATTTGAAGTGGATTGTGGTAAGATTACTAGCGGAATGCCCCTTCCCTTTTTGTATCATCCCAATCGGAATGTTTATAAGGCTGAGGTCTCCGTTTCAAGGTTTGGTTCTGAGTTTTATTTCATGTCCGTAAAGATGTCTGGGCACCCATTTTTGAATGGTTCTTATGCTTGGTTAGGGTTTGATTGCACCATCAAGAACGAACGTCTATTTACCCCGATGCCGATGCATAAAACAATTCCTAATTCGGATGATGTTGTGGAATTACCCAACAAGTTGTACACATCGGAGGTGAACAACCCTTTTTTCTTTGAAGCAGGAAGGATAAATACTTTGGGCAGTGGTGAAATAGTAGGATTATCAGCTGCTGTTCGCGCATTGAGCGAGGGGCAGTATGGTCAATTCCCAGTGTATGCTTTTACCACCGAAGGGGTGTGGGCTTTGCAAACATTGAGTAATGGGGCTTTGAGCTCTAAGCAGCCCGTATGTCGAGATGTGTGTACGAATCCAGAATCTATTACCCAAATAGATGATGCTGTGTTGTTCGTTTCGGAGCGTGGGTTGATGTTGTTGTCTGGTTCTCGTTGTGTTTGCATTTCTGATGCTATATTCAGTAGAAAGCGAGGGGGGATGTTTGGTCTTCCCAAGCTGGAGGCTTTGTTGAAAAAAAATAGCGAAGATGTTGTTTCTAGTTTGCCGACTATTGAACCCTTGCTGGACTATCTTAAAACAGCCCGTATCCTCTATGATTATGTCAATCAGCGCGTCATTGTATTTAAGCCTGCATCGGGAGAAGGAGGGAATTATGCCTATGTTTATAGCCTTGCATCTCGTCAATGGTCTTTCCTCAGTCATGAATTAACGCGTCCTATTAAACTCTATCCTTATGCACTTGCGATGGATAGGCGGGGAAAGATATTGGATTATGGAAAGCCGCAGCTTAATGCAGATGGAAGCAATCCTGCGTCAGGTGTGGGAAGTCGGGTGGAGTTAAAACCCAACGGTGATAAATTAGGTGTGGCTACTCCAATAACTGTGAGTGGGTGGTTTGTTACTCGCGCTTTGAAATTGAATGCAGGCGAGGTTTTGAAAACTATTCGTACGCTTATTGTGCGTGGTAGTTTTGAACGTGGTGCAGTTCGGACAATGTTGTGGGGCAGCCGCGATTTAAGGAACTGGTTTGCGATTGCAGCAAGTGCAGATGGGGTGATTCGAGGTATAAGCGGAACTCCTTATAAGTATTTCAGAGTAGGGGTGAAATGTGACCTTGGCGCGGAGGACTATATAACGGGCTGTACTATAGAATTTGAACCACGCCACAGAGATAGACTTCGATAAATGTTTATGTACCCTAGTCTCGATTGGTTGTCTATATTTGTAGAAACGAATTATTATGCCTCAAATACTACTCAATAAAAAGCGCGTTGCCCCCAGTAAGGAAAAACGCGAAACGCGAAAGATGTCTGTATTTCCCGACCCTCAACATTTGGGAATGGAAGTTTTGTCGCAGGCGGAAAAACATTGGCTTGCTATGGATAAATTCCGCAGGGACAGAGAGCGCAACAAGCGTTATTGCTATGGTGACCAGTGGAAAGACTTGGTGTGTGTTGATGGGCGCACTATGACGGAGGAACAATATCTCAAAGAGCAAGGGACTGTTCCTTTGAAAAATAATCTCATTAGACGTCTTGTTCGCAGTGTGCTTGGTGTGTGGCGCAGCCAAAGCAAGGAACCTACTTGTTATGCGCGTGACCGCGATGAACAGAAACTAGGAGAGACGATGAGCGGAGTGTTGCAATACAACATGCAGCTAAATCGAATGGATGAGATGTTGGGGCGCGCGATGGAAGAATTTCTTATCAGTGGTTTAGTAGTTCAGAGAAAGTACTACGGCTGGAAGAATGACAAATTAGATTGTTGGACGGATGCCGTTCCACCGAACAATTTCTTCATAGATGTCAACATGCGCGACTTTCGTGGTTGGGACTGTTCTATTGTAGGGGAAATCCACGATGTGAGTTTTCCTTCTTTGTGTGCTAGGTTTGCGCAAGACCCCAAAGCGGTAGACTCTCTGCGAGATATTTATGTCGGTGCGTCGGATAGAACATCTTTGCAAACATTCCTGGCAAGTACCTTCGGAGAAAACGACTATAGCAATCTCTCGTTTTACGCTCCATCGGACAGTAGTTTGTGTCGTGTGATTGAAGTGTGGAGAAAGGAAACAAAATCTCGCTATCGTTGTCACGACTTTAATAATGGCGATGTTTATAAAATAGAGATAGGGGATTACTCAGAGCTTGTGGAAAAGGAAAACAAAGCTCGATTGGCTCAAGCAGCGGAAGCTGGTATGAGCGAAGATGAAGTACCCTTGATTGAGGTTGAGTGGTTTGTCGATGAGTTTTGGCACTATTACTATCTATCTCCCTTTGGGGATATAATTGAAGCAGGTGAGACTCCATACGAACATAAAGGGCATCCCTATGTGTTCAAGGCTTATCCATTTATAGACGGAGAAATACATTCGTTTGTTGGAGATGTCGTAGATCAGCAGCGTTACGTGAACCGCTTAATTGCTCTTCATGATATGATTATGAAGAACAGCGCAAAGAACACGATGGTTGTGCCAGAAGAGGCAGTGGGCGGCAAGATGAGTTTTGAAGAGATGATTGACGAATGGTCTCGCCCAGATGGTGTGCTTATGGTACGCACGAAGAATGGTACACCTATGCCGCAACAAATGACAGGAACAAGTCCTGGGGCTATCGGTATTAACGAAGTCTTGAATTTGCAACTGAAATTCTTTGAAGATATTTCTGGTGTCAATGGAGCTTTGCAAGGTAAGCCTGGATTCAGCGGTATGAGTGCGAGTTTGTATGCGCAGCAAACCCAGAATTCTACAACGTCTTTGTTGGAGTTGCTCGAGAGCTTTAGTTCCTTTGTGAAGGAGGGGGCAATTAAAGATGTGAAGAATATGCAGCAGTTCTACGACACTAAGCGCATTACCAACATCGTAGGTAAAAGCGGTACGGCTATCGTCTATGACCCCAAGCGTATTCGAGATGTAGAGTTTGATTTGAATATAGCAGAGAGTACGTCTTCTCCTGTATATCGCCAACTAGCAAATGATTTCTTAATGGAAATCTGGAGAGCGGGACAAATTAGCTTGGCTCAGTTATTGGAAGCTGGAGATTTCCCATTTGCAGATGACTTGCTGGAAAGCCTTAAGCAGCAGGGGACACAAATGGAGCAGGGGCAAGTCCCACAGGGACTTCCTCCTGAGTTGATGCAGCAGGCGCAAGCTGGTGCGAATATGAATGTTGTAAACACCCTAGATGGCGCAATGCGTAGATAGAGGATTATGAACAATGAGGTTGTTGAGTTGTTGAAAGAAGACGCGCAGCGCATGGCGTTGCGCGCTTCTGTTTTTAACCCTATCACTGGTGAAGGTTCGATAGGGGAACGATGCGCGTTTGAATTATCTGATTGTGCTTTCCCTTTGTTGTATATTCCCTCTGGGATGCTCGATATTCCTTTAGTCAAAAGATTAAAGAAGGCGCGTTCAATAGATGCATTCCTTAAAAGCATAAAGGCAGACAACAACGAAGTAGAGCGCGAGAAGGTACTAGATGCTTTTGTGCGTATTCGTATGCAGTTTGATTTCCCCTTTTGGGCGGCTCTGCTTGCGAAGATTAAAGCCAAGGGTGGGGGTGATGATGTGTTCTTCAGATTGAATTTACCGCAGCGCAAACTGATCTCTGAGTTCGAGGAGATGCGGCTGGCTGGTCTTCCTATCCGCGTAATACTGCTTAAGGCTCGTCAGTGGGGTGGTTCAACGGCAACGCAACTTTATATGGCTTGGCTTCAGCTGGTGCATAGTGTAGGCTTGAATAGTTTAATTGTTGGTCACCATAGCAACTCTTCGACAGAAGTGAAGAGTATGTTTGAACGCATGATTAGCGCATACCCAACTCGATACTTGCACGAATTAGGCGAAGCATATAATTTGAGGGAGAGCAAACTAGTCGGGGTCGGGCAGAGTGGGAATATACATCGTATTCCACAGCGTCAATGCAACATAAAGGTCGGAACTGCAGAGAGCCCAGATAGCGCGCGTGGTGGTGACTACAACTTAGTTCATCTAACTGAGGTAGGATTATGGAAAGAAACGCTTGGCAAGAAACCGCAAGACATTGTTCGTTCGGCTTGTTCGGGTGTATTGTTGCGCGCCTTGACTATGATAGTGTATGAAAGTACGGCAAATGGTGTGGGTAATTTCTTTCATATCGAATATGAAGCAGCAAAAGCTGGGCTTAGTCAGTTTCGCGCTGTGTTTGTATCTTGGTTTGACATTGAACAATACTCGATAGAACTAAGCGAAGAGGCAAGGAGGGAACTTGCTGAGCGTCTATTGCGAGGAAAAGATGTTACTACATCTGCAAGCGACCGCGAAGAATCTGGCGCATATCTATGGTGGCTATGGAAGAAGGGGGCAACCTTATCTGCGATAGCTTGGTATATCTCTGAGCGGAGCAAGTATAATGACCACGGAGGGATGGCGAGTGAATATCCGTCAGACGACGTAGAAGCCTTTGTTCACTCAGGTCGCATCGTGTTTGACCGTTATCAAGTAGAATCTTTCCGCAATGGATGTCGAGCTCCGAAGTGGAAGGGGGAGATATATGGTGGTGGCACGTCTGGTGAAGAATCTTTGTCTAATATTCGTTTCTCGGAAGAGGTTGGAGGGGGGCTTTGGGTTTGGGCAAAGCCCGATGTTTCCTTGGAAGAGAAAATAGAGAATAGGTATGTCGTAGCGGTGGATATTGGCGGACGTGGGGTGAAGGCGGACTGGTCGGTTGTCGTGGTAATAGATAGGCTAAATCTGTTGGACGGCGAGCGTCCATCGGTTGTAGCACAATGGCGCGGACATATAGATCATGACTTATTGGCGTGGAAAGCTGCGCAGATTGCCAAATGGTATGACGATGCGTTGTTAGTGATAGAATCAAACACACTGGAAACAAAAGACAGAGAGCGAAGTGTGGACGGAGACCAGTCAGGCTTTATTCTGAATTTGGTGAAAGATGCCTATCCCAACCTATATGCGCGAAAGCGAAGCCCTGAAGATATTAGGGAGGGGGCACCAGTGAAATATGGATTCCACACCAACACTGCAACAAAGCCCGCAATTATATCTCATTTACAATCGTGCGTTCGCGAACATCTATGGACTGAGCGTGATAGTCGTGCCCTTGATGAGCTATTGTGTTATGAACAAAAACAAAATGGCTCGTTCGGAGCTATAGTAGGAAAGCATGATGACATACTGATGACGCGTGCAATAGGGTTATGGGTAGCCTTACGAGAGATGGAACTCCCCCGCATCGTCAAGAATGAAACAAAGAAAGTGGTTGCTACTAGAAAGGTGGTAAGTGCTGCAACTCTGTAGCCCTTATTCTTTTCCGAATCTTACTAATGATAATCTTTGCAGAGTTTGGCGTAATGTACATTTGTGGAGCTGGGGTTCGGATGGCTCTCTCCACAAGAAGGGTGAGCTTGTCGTCTGGATTTTTCTCCTTCTCTTTCAATACGACTTGAAAAAGGTCTGCGAACATCTCTATGTTTTTCTTGCTCTTTGAGTTCGGATTCTCACCTCTGAATAATTTCCGAATCACTTCTACAGCCCTATCGACAGAAACCCAAAATCTCGTTGCAGGTGTTTGGGCTACCGCTTCCCAAAAACTGTAGTCTAGTCTTTTGTGGCGTCGTTTAGAAAGCTGCGCTTTGTAAGCAGCCAAGAGTTCGCGCTCCCTCTCGCCTTTGAACTCCGATATAGAACCTTTGTGTTTGATAGTGGTATGTTTTAGGGTAAATACAAAAAGCACCCCTAGGTAGCCGTAATGCCACCAGGAGTGCTTTGTTCTTGTTATTACAAAGATACTATTTATTTCTTGAAATGAAGTGTTAAAGACTTGACTTTTTGACGATGAGTGTCAATTCTTTTCCTATTCGGTGTTTGTTGTTGTGATTTTCGTGATTTTGAACGTGC